GCCAGTACATCAAGGGTGTATTGAGCGGCGATATCGTTACGGGCCGACTGGTCAAGTTGGCGGTACAGCGGCACGTTGACGACCTGAAGAACGGCAAGCATCGCGGTTGGTATTTCGATGAGGATGTGGCTCGTTCAACGTGCCTTTTTTACCCGCTCTGCTTGCGTCATTCGATTGGCGAGTGGGCAGACGAGCCATTTAACCTTGTTGCATGGGAGGCGTTTTGCGTCTGGTCGCTCTCAGGCTGGCGAAGCATTGCGGAGCGACGAAGGCGATTTCGCAAGGCCCATCTAAGCGTAGCGCGGAAGAACGGAAAGACGACTATCGGCGCCGGCATGATTCTACAGCACCAGTTCTTTGATGACCCGATTGAAGAGGGCGCCCAGCTTTATTGCGTTGCCACCAAAGAGGAGCAGGCCAAGCTGCTTTACATGGAGGCGTTGCGAATGCTTAGCAAGTCGCCAGCGCTTAGCCGCCGTGCTCGCGTCAGAAAGTCTCCCGCGTCCATTAACTGGGATGAGCACAACTCCTATTTCAAGCCGCTTGGGAGCGATAGCGAAGGCACAGACGGACTCAACCCGCACGTTATCGTTATGGATGAGTTGCACGCCTGGACCGAGCGACATAGGCCACTCAAAGAAAAGCTGGAGACTGGCGGTGCGGCGCGTTCGCAGCCGCTTCAGTTAATCATCACCACGGCAGGCGACGACCGCAGCGAGCTTTGGAAGGAAGAGGACAAATACGCCGTTGATGTTCTGGAAAACGCAGCGGTCGGAAAGCACATCGACGATACCTATTTCGCCTACATCTGCCGGCTGGATGAAGGGGACGACATTTTTGACCCTGCGAACTGGCCGAAAGCGAACCCGAACTACGGCGTTTCTGTCAAGCCGGAGTATCTAGCCAACCAAGCGAACACCGCAAAGAACCGACCGACCGAGACGAATAGCTTTATTCGCTACCATTGCAACCGCTCGGTTAGCAGCAGCCAGCGGGAATTCTCCCCGGAGGACTGGGCGAAAGGCGATGGCGTTTGCACGTTCGGAGACGGCGACTATTGCCACGGCGGGATCGACCTGGGCCGCTCTGACGACTGGGCGGCGATTGCCTTGGTTTTCCCGGTCATCGAAGGCGGCAAGACAACCTATCAACTCAAGACCAATGCGTGGTGCGCTCGCGATGGCCGCCTAAACGTGATGGCTCAGCCGTTCGCATCGTGGATTCAGCGTGGTTTGCTCGAATGTCACAGCGGAGACCAGATTGATTTTGCCGAGATTGAATCGGAAATCATGGCTTGGCACGAGCGTTACCGGGTGGATACGTGGGCTTTTGACCCGCATTTCGCCCGCGATTTGGCCCAGCGATTGACGGAAAACGGCGTGGTGATGTTCGAGTTCAAGCAGTGCCATGCGAAGTACAACGAGCCGTGCGTTCGCTTCGGGCGTGAATTGCGAGAGGGAAACATCCGCCACGGAGCGGACCCTGTTCTAGCGTGGCAGGCAGGGAACCTCGAATACAAGCCGAACACCGCCGGGCTGGTTATGCCGAACAAATCCGGCAAGCAATGGAAGATAGACGGCATGGTGGCCAGCATCATGGCGTTTTCAGAGGTTCTGTTTGCCGAGAAACAAGCCGCAGGCAATCTATTTATCGGAGGTTAAGACGTGCCACAAGTTGACTACAGCGGCGGTTTGTTTCCGGTTCACGCCGAATCCGGCACCTTCGCCAATCCTCCGCAATGGCTGATTGATATCTTCGGAGGTGGTCGCGACGTTGCAGGCGTTGCGGTTACTCCCGAGGTTGTTCTAGCCCAGCCTGCGGCGTTCTTTCAAATCAATCGCATTAGCAACGACGTTGCACAATTGCCGTTGCGCGTGATGATGCGGAACGAGGAAGGCGGGGACACCGAAGACCGCAAGCACCCTGCCGGGAAGATTATGCGGACGCAGCCGGGAGCGGCAACCAATCCCTACCATCAGCGGAAATCTATTCAGCTTCACGCCTTGGCGGTTGGCAACGGGAGGGCGTTCATCGTCCGCACCGGGCGACAGGAACCGGCAGAACTTATCCCGCTCGACTCTCGCAAGATGCGGACCATCTTTATCGGCCCATCGGACGGCGAAGGCCGGATCGCCTGGAGCGGGCGGCAGAAGTGGCATCTGTACTACCCCGAGGATGGAAAGCCGGTTATCCCGCTACCCGATAAAGACATCCTCCATATTCACGGAGCGAGCATCGACTCCGCCGAGGGGATGAGCGTTCCCGATCTGTTCCGCTCGACGATTGGCACGAATCAGGGGATGCAGACTTTCCAATCTCGCTTCCTCAAAAACAACGGCGTTCCGTCGCTTGTGCTCGAAGCCCCGCCCGGTGCTTTCCGCACGGCAGAGCAGGCCGAAGAGTTCCTTCGCCGATTCAATGAATATCATGCCGGGGTAGACAATGCCGGGCGTGTGGGATTGCTGCGGGAAGGCATCAAGGCCAACACTCTAACGCAACCGCACCGAGAAAATCAGGTGGTGGAGTCTCGCGACTTCTACACCCGCGAACAAATGCGAATTTGGGGCATGGGCGTTGTTCCGGGCGTAAGTGATTCCCAGAGCTACAACAGCTTGGAGCAGCAGAGCAAGGCATACCTCATCCACACGCTCGGCCCTTGGCTCCGCATCTGGGAGGCGGAATGCAACGCCAAACTACTCACCCGCACGGAGCAGGAACGCGAGACGCACTACTTTGAGTTTGACACCGATTTGCTAATTCGCCCTGATGCGGCGGCGTTTATGGAGCTTCTGGTAAAGGGCGTATCCGCCACGATCTACAGCCCGAATGATGCACGCAACGAATTGGGGCTGGCCCCACGCGACGGCGGCGACGTTTACGGCAATCCGGCAACCAGTTCACCGAACAATCAACCGGAACCGCCAGCGACAGACGCGGCGACTGCACGCCTAAAGCGAATGGCAACGGCTACCCTGCGCCCGCTTCTGGCAATGGAGAGGCGGAGGATTGCAGAGGCAGCAGCAAAGCCGGGGGATTTTTGTGCATTTGTAGATAAGTTCTACAGAAACCACTTGCCTAGAATTGCAGATGCTATTGATGCAATCGAGGGGCCGAAGTGGCTGGCCGCTGCCCATTGCGAGGAAATGCAGGAAATCATCTTGCACCTTGCCGGGATTGCCAAAACAAACGACGAGCTTTTGGACGCCGTGAATCAGGCCGCCGCCGCCTGGGATAAACGGCTTGACGACATGGCGGCGGCATGTGCAGGAGAATAGGCATGGCTGAAATCAGAATCGACTCGGTTATCGGATCGGACGCCGACGGATGGGAAGTCTCAGCGAAGTGGTTTGCCGAACAGCTTGCCGCCTTGCCAAGGGGTGAACCAATCACTCTGCGGATTAACTCACCAGGAGGCGATGTGTTCGAGGCTCACGACATCTACAACCAGATTGCTAGATGGCCAGGAAAGACCACTGCGGCAATCGAATCAATTGCGGCATCGGCAGCAACGAATATCATGCTGGCCGCAACCGAGATCGAAATCGCAGAGAACGGGATGGTTATGATCCATGAAGGTATGCGGTTTGGTTACGGATGGCACAACAAGACAGAAATCCGTCGAATGGCAGACAAAGACACATCTGTTCTGCAAATGATTGACGACGGTCTTGCGAAAGCATACGCAGCACGTTCAGGAAAGAAGACTGCGGAAGAATTCCATCAGGCAATGATTGAGGAGACATGGCTTAATGCCCAGCAAGCCGTTGAGTGGGGCTTGGCAGACCGAATCGGCCAGCCTCTCAAGGTTAAGGCATGCGTTCCGAAAACGTGGTTTACTAAAACACCACCAGACCTTTTGGACAATGAGGCAGAGGCGAAGAACCGCGCAATGATTCTTCAACGAATGCGAGCCAAAATCCAAATTGCTCGCGCAAAAACCTATTGACAACTCCTAAAGAGTCTCATAGGATTGGCTACATAACTTAATCGCAGTTGAAGCGCCTGCTCTTTTTAGACGGCGTACTGCGTCTGCGGACTTGGAAGCACCAACCCGCCGGCGCGTTACGCCGTCGATTCTTTTTTAACGCCCTGACCCGCCGGCTATTACCCGGAGGTCAGGCGATGAGCCGACTGCAAGCCCTGAAGGAAGAGCGGGCCGCCCTGCTTGCTCGCGCCGAGTCTATCGCCAAAGTCGCCGAGGACGCGAAACGCGATATGACCGATGAGGAAATCGCCGACTTTAAGGCGGTTCTCGAAAAGGAAGTTCCCGCCCTCGATGTCAAGTTGGACATCGAAGCCAAGAGGGAAAAAATCATGGCCGAACTGGCGGTTAAGTCCGCCCCGCCTGCACCCGGTGCCCCTGCGGTTCACGCCAAAGCCCGCAAAGCCCCCAAAGGCTGGGACTCCTACGAGGAAGCCCACATCGCCGGGGCGTGGCTCTCAGCTAGCGTGTTTAATTCCTCCGCCGGGCACCGTGAATGCAAGGCTCTCGGCATTCAAGCCGCGATGAGCGAAGGCAGCAACACGGACGGCGGCTATTTGGTTCCGGTGGAACTCAGCCGCCAGATTATCCGGCAGGTTGAGGAATACGGCGTTTTCGGTGCGAATGCCCGCACCGTGAACATGGCCAGCGACCGCTTCCAGTTCACCGCCCGCACTAGCGGCGTGACTGCCTACTTTGTCGGCGAAACGCCCAGCAGCGTGACCGAATCCAGCCCTACGGTCAACCTCCGCGAACTGGCGGCCAAGCGGCTGGCGGTTCTGACCAAGGTTAGCCGCGACCTGGCGGAGGACGCCTTTACCGACGTTGCCGCCTGGGCTGCGACGGAAGCCGCCTTGGCGATCTCCACCAAAGAGGACGCCTGCGGTTTCATCGGTGACGGAACTTCGACCTACGGCGGCATGGTGGGGCTGAAAAACGCCATGGCCGCTGGCTCGAAGTACACCGCCATTACCGGCAACACGGCGTTTTCGACGCTGGACCTTGCCGACTTTGAAGCGATGGTCGCCAAAGTTCCGAACTTTGCCGGTTTGATGGCCAAATGGTACATCAGCCGCCAAGGCTTCTACGCTTCGATGAGCCGCCTGCAAATGGCCGCTGGCGGAAACAACATGGTTGACATCGGCAACGGGCCGCAATTGTCATTCCTGGGCTTCCCGGTGGTTCTCACGCAGAGCATCAACACCACGACCG